CTGTAGTTTTGTTTTTAAATAATGACTATGAAGGTGGTGAATTAGTATTTAAATCTTTAGATTATCAAAAAGACATACTTACAGTTGATGTAAAACCAAACAGAGGTATTATTTTTCCAAGTAATTTTATGTTTCCTCATACAGTAAAACCTGTAAGTAAAGGAACAAGATATGCGGTGGTATCATGGGCTCTTTAGAAAAAAATAAATACAAAGTTATTAAAAACTTTTTATCAAAAGAAGAAATTGAATTAGCTAAAAAATATATACTTATAAGACATCGACAAAACAGTACAAAGTTTGATAAACATCAAAATAACAATGGAGATACTATGTTTTATCAAGACCCTTTTACTGAAGCATTACTTTATAACAAATTAAAGTTAATGGAAAATAAAACTAAATTAAAATTATTTCCTACTTATTCTTTTTCAAGGGTATATACTTATAACTCTGAACTTACTCCTCATAAAGATAGACCTTCTTGTGAAATTTCAGTAACAGTAATGTTTGGTAGTGATGGCACAAAATGGCCTATATATATGAAAGATAACCCTATTGAATTATCACCAGGTGATGCTTGTATATATTTGGGTTGTGAAATAGAACACTCTCGTAAGCCTTTTACTGGAGATTGGCATGCACAAGCTTTTTTGCATTATGTAGATCAAAATGGACCCAACACAAAATATAAATTTGATGGTAAACAACCTAGTTTACACCCTACATTGCAAAGTTGATTTTAAATAAATTAAATGGTAAGATTAGAAAATGCGTTATATTTTTAAGGAAAAAGAGCTAGACATAGAGTTATCTTGGAGAGAACGTTTTAGACTCTTTATTAAAGGTTATATTCGTATGAATCGGTTTGATAGCTATAAACATTCTGCTGTTTTAATTAAACTTGCTACAGAAGCAATTGAACAATACGGTGATGCTAAAGAACACGGTGATGTTAATAAAAATGAGTAGGTTAAAGTATGTTACAAAAAATTGGATTTCAACCAGGCATCAACAAACAAATATCGGAAACTACTGCTGAAGGACAATGGGTAGATTGTGATAATGTACGTTTTAGATATGGCACACCTGAAAAAATAGGTGGATGGAAACAGTTAGGAACAGATGATCTAACTGGAGCAGCCAGAGGACTACATCATTTTGTAAACAGCTTAGGTAGAAAGTACGCAATCATAGGTACAAACAGTATTTTATATGCATATTCAGGTGGAGTATTCTACGACATACACCCCATAGATACTACAACTACTCTTACTAATGCTTTCAGCACAACTAATGGATCTCCCACTGTTACTATAACTTTTCCTTCTGCACATAATATGACAGATAATGATATTATTCTTTTAGATAATTTTACAACAATAACTAATTCTAATTTTAGTGCATCAGATTTTGATGATAAAAAATTTATGGTAACATCGGTGCCTTCTACAACAACTATAACAATTACAATGCCATCAAATGAAACAGGTAGTGGTGCAACCACATCTGGAGGTATTAGAATTCAACATTATTATACAGTAGGTCCATCTGTTCAAGGAAAAGGTTTTGGTTGGGGTTTAGGTTCTTGGAGTGGTCCTGCTGCAGGAGCAGTAACAACAACTTTAGATGGAGCAATCAACGCTGCAGTAACTAGTATTACACTATCAGATGCTTCACAGTTTCCAGACAGTGGAACTAATTTTATTATAATAGGTTCTGAAGAAATTTCATATACAGGAGTTAGTAGTAACACTTTAACAGGATGTACTAGAGGTGTAGCAGGAACAACAGCAGCATCTCACAGTGATGGAGATACAGTGACAAATTCAACTGACTATGTTGCATGGGGAGAAGCAGCGTCAGGAGATTTAATTGTTGAACCAGGTATGTGGTCATTAGATAACTTTGGAGATAAAGCTATTTGTTTAATTCACAATAACGCTTGTTTTGAATGGGACTCTTCTTCATCAAATGCAACAGCAACTAGAGCTACGGTTATATCTGGCGCACCAACATCTTCACGTCATATGTTAGTATCTACTCCTGATAGACACTTAGTATTTTTTGGAACAGAAACAACTATTGGTGATCCATTAACACAAGATGAAATGTTTATTAGATTCTCGGACCAAGAAGATATTAATACTTATACACCTACAGCAACCAATACAGCTGGTACACAGAGACTTGCCGACGGATCACGGATCATGGGAGCTATTAGAGGTAGAGATGCAATTTATGTTTGGACTGATACTGCATTGTTCACTCAACGTTTTGTTGGTCAACCATTTACTTTTGCCTTTGCACAAGTTGGGACCAACTGTGGACTTGTAGGACAGAATGCTTGTGTTGAAGTTGATGGTGCTGCGTATTGGATGTCAGAGAATGGTTTCTTTAGATTCGCTGGTAGATTAGAGTCTTTACCTTGTTTAGTAGAAGACTATGTTTATGATGATATAAATATAGAGTCAGGTAATCAAATGATATCTGCTGGATTAAATAATTTGTTTGGTGAAGTAGTATGGTTTTATCCAACGTCTTCCTCAGCTGTTGTAAATAGAATGGTTTCCTATAATTATTTTGATTCTTCTCCTCAAAGACCTGTATGGACAAATGGATCTTTATCTAGAACTATGTGGAAAGACTCAGCAGTTTTTGGTAGTCCACATGCAACAGAATACGATGCAGGCAATGATAATTCTTTTGATGTAGTTGGAAACACAGAAGGTATGACAACTTATTATGAACACGAAATTGGAACTGATCAAAATAAAAACGGAGTAATTACCGCAGTTACTGCAAACATTTCGTCAGGAGATTTTGATATAACACAAGCAAGGTCTGCTCAAGGAACTCAAACAGGTATTGCAACTTTTAAAGGAGATGGTGAATACTTAATGAAAATAAGAAGATTTGTACCTGACTTCATATCACAAACAGGAACTACTAGAGTTACATTACAATTAAAAAACTATCCTAATGATTCACAAACTGGTTCACCACTTGGACCTTTTGATATAACAACCTCTACTACAAAAGTAGACACACGCGCAAGAGCAAGAGCAGTTGCTATGAAAATAGAAAACACAGCAGCTAGTCAAAGTTGGAAACTAGGTACTTTTAGATTAGATACACAACCAGATGGTAGAAGATAATGGCAAAAATTGTACAAGTAATTACAAGACCTGAACGAGATTATAATATAGAAACAGCAGAGGCTCAAGTAAGAGATCTTGATGCAATTGTAGAAAAACTAAACTCAACGTTTCAAGCAGACTTAAAAGATGAGATTGATGCGTTTAACTTTTTTGTAAACTAATATGGCAAATCAATATAAATTTATAGGTATAGATAATAGTACAACAGGTGGAGCACTTACACCATTAGGATCTGGTAATCCTTTAGTAAGTGAAACATATGTTATTAAATCTATACTTGTTACATCAGCCGGTACACCTACAGTCACAATTACAAACAACAGTATTACAGCTTTAAAATCTGCAGCTTTGACTGCAAACGTTACAACAGAATTATTAACTCAACCACTAATAGTAGAAGGTGGTAAGTCTTTTACAGTACAAGCGAGCACTACAGACTCATTTGACGTAGCTATTAGCTATTTAAACATTAAGAAAGAGGTAACAACATAATGCTAGAAATACAACCAGATAAGATAATAGAGAAAATAACTAACAAAAAAACAGGCGAAGAATACAAGAATGACAAGGAATGGAGAGATAAAGGTATATCTCCAGAAGATATTAGAAGAGATGTAACTCTTTTAATGCCTAGTCTTGATATTTTCGGAAAAACAAAATAGAATAGTAAAATGGCCATAACAAACGCACAACAATACAAACAATTATTAGCACAAGGTGGACGTACTGGATTTAGAGGCGGCGGTCAAGATGCAGGTAAAGATTCTGATTTTAAATTATCAGGTACAACAGCAAGAAAACAAAATACAAGACCGAATAAACCTGCGAAAAATCAAACATTTGGTTATGATGAAGCTGGAGTAAATCAAGGTCCAGGAGTAACCGCTAAAGATAGAGAAATAATAGGTGGTGGATTAACTACACAAAGAAGTAGATTTGTAGATAGAAGAAACTATCCTAAAATGAAATTGGGACTATTTGATATACTTACTGGTGGCAAAGCTACTAAAAAATTTGTAGATTTTTCTTCAGCAATAAACAGACCTTATTTCTATGATAAAGTTATTAAAGCAGGAAGATTAGACCCAAAAAAATTTGGTATTTCATATTATAACCTAGATGAGTATACTGATGATCAGTTAGAAGAGGCATATAAAAAATATAATAGAGCTAGATTAAGTAATGAAATAGATGCTTACGGTAATCCTATAATGGGTGGGGATGGAATGTATAGTGATGGTGCTGTTCTTCCTAAAGAAGGTATCCTGACTGCTGATGCAGCGGATGCTATAGACCCAATAGAAGATAAAGATGAAATTATTAATTACAGACTCTTAGCTGATGGTGGTAGAGCTGCGTTTGCAGACGGTTCTACGTATGACGAAGCTGGATTAAATGAAGTCAAGTCTACTAAACAAGACAGAATGATAATAGGTGGACAAGGAGATGACGAACCAAAAGGTTTTATAAAACCAAAAGGTCCACCTATGGGACAAGGTAGCGACAAAATTAGAAATAACCCAAATTTATTTGGAAATATGAGACTAGCTAATAATAATCTTTTTGATAAAAAAATGTTAGAGCAGTTAGGATTAATAAATGATGAAAATGAGGATATGAAAGTGGCAGGACTTAACCAAGAGCAAGTTGATTACTTAAATCAAGTAGGTAATAAAGTTATAAACGTATCTCCTGAAGGAGGAAGTCTTTTTACTTATGACAGTCCAACAAATATAAAAAAACAAATAGAAAAATTAAATCCAGAATCAGATAGTTTAGGGTTTACAGGTTTTAGTTTTGACCCAGATAAAATTGTAGAGGGAGATAAAGGCACATATGCCACTGATCAAGATGTAAAAAACTATATGAAAAGTAATTTTCCAAAATTAACAACAGATGGTAGAAAAATAGGATTAGCAGAAGGTGGCATGCCTTACGAAGGTGGGATCATGGATCTTGAAACATCAAGACAACAATATGGTCTAGGTAAACTTGTTAAAAAAATTACACGTGGTGTTAAGAAGATAGCTAAGTCACCAATAGGTAAAATGGCATTGTTATATGCAGGAACTGCAGGATTAGGAGCTTTTGGTGCGGGAGCAGCTAAAGCTGGATCTGGTTTTAGCATATTCTCACCTGGAAATGTTTTAAAAAATGTTGTGTCCTCAGGTAAAAATTTAGGTTTATTAAAAAGATTAACTGGTGTTGGTAAAGATGGTACAGATTTATTTTCCAGAGTTGGGCCTTTATCTAATTTAGGAATAGGAACAGGTATATTAGGAATATCAGCATTATCAGGTCTAATGACTAAACAAGATGAAGATGATGATGATGAATTATACGCAGGAGCAGATTTACCGTTTCCTGTAGATTATTATTTAAGTGGTAAGTACACTCCTAACAGAAGACTAGCTGCAGAAGGTGGTTCTATGGATGAGCCGGTAGCTAAAAAGACTATGCCTCTATTAGATATGGATGGTCAAGAAATGGATTTAAGAGCTGAAGGTGGGTTTGTACCACTAGGTAGAATGGAAAAAGCAGATGACGTACCTGCAAGACTGTCTAAGAATGAATTTGTATTTACGGCTGAGGCTGTAAGAAATGCAGGTGAAGGAGATGTAGACAAAGGCGCAGAAGTTATGTATAACATGATGAAGAACTTAGAATCCGGAGGTGAAGT